GTAATTCCTTCTTGCGGAATTGAAGATGTTGATACAGCGTTGTTTAATCTATTTAACGAAGAAATAGGATTCTCAGTTAGAGATAACAAGTCTGGGAATGCTAAAAATATACCAGTTATATTTGCATCAGGTGAACGCTGGGCATTAGTAAAAAGAAAACTTCCTCTTAGAGATAAATCTAACAGTATTATCCTTCCACTTACGACTATAAGAAGGTTGACAGTTGAGCAAGATACGGCTGCAGATATTGCTGGTCGAGGGATGAATCAACAAACTGGAGAAATAGTCGTTAAAAGACGTCTTGCTCCAAATGATCCCGTGTACCAGAACTACATAAACAAACTTGGAATTAAAAATCAGGTAAATATTCCAAATTCATTAGACGGTTCTGGTTTAGAGACAGACAGAGAACAGGGCGAACTTGCTAATGATTCTGTTGTTAGAGATGGCGGGTATCTTGCTACACAATATGACAATGGAAATATATGGGAAGTCATTACAATACCTGCTCCACAATTTTATCACGCAAGCTATGAAATAACATTTTGGACGCAGTATACGACACACATGAATCAGCTGATTGAACAGTTGATGTCTGCCTATCTTCCACAAGGAAACTGTTTTAAAATAACGACGCCAAAAGGGTATTGGTTCGTAGCAAAAGTGGAAGCAAATGAATTTAAAAATGAAGACAACTCAGAAGATTATGGAAAAGACGAACGAATTATCCGTTATTCTTTCACCGTGACTGTTCCAGCTTATATAATAGTCGGTGATGAGCTAATGGGATTTCCGGCTGCTACGCGGAAATATGTTTCAGCACCAATAGTTTCATTTCAGATAGGTTCTGACGAGGGAGAGATATCTGTCAACGGCATTCCCGATGATTCAGCAGAACGTCGATTTGAGGGCTCAGATGACCCGACAAATCCATTTACTCTCAACCCAATTGAATCGCAAGAATATCCTCGAAAAGAGGTCGTAAGTAATTACACAACAAAATATGTACCAAATCCGTTTTCATCTGGAAAAAGTGTCTCATACTTGAGAACAGTAGCTGTCAATAAAAGTTCCGGAGAAACTATATATCGAGATATTGACGGTTTAACGTATCAAATTGAAGATGAATAAAATTTGTCGGTTTTTTCGAGATAGTTAATATGTGCTACAAATGTATGTAGAGGAGAATTCAAATGGCTGAGCAAACGTTTCGCTCCCCAAACTTCTATGAACGTGAAATCGATGAGTCTGCTGTTCAGACCGGCGGTCCAACGGGTACCCCTGCAGGCGTTGTTGGAACGTCTCTAAAGGGTCCGGCTTTCGTCCCCGTGACTGTTGCTGATTTCAACGAGTTCGTTAATAAGTTTGGTAACTTAGACCCGAAATATTTTGGTCCGTATGCGGCCAATGAATTCTTGAAATACAGAAATTCATTGACATATTGTCGTGTATTAGGTGCCGGTGCAAATACAACCAGCGCTGATATTATAAAGACACAGTTGACTGATCGTGTCAAGAACGCAGGATTAATTGTGACTGGTTCAACCGTAGGTAGCGGTGAGTCTCGTCATATGGGTGCTGTCCAATTTTTGGCTGCTACACACACATTCACGACAAATGAAACGTATGGCTTTCCGACATTTACAGATAATGATACATTCGGTCCGACTACGGGTCAAATTGTTCGTGGTATGTTACTCATGGCCTCTGGAGCTCGCGCAATGGTTCTTGGCGGAGCTGTTGCGGCCCCGGGAAATATTGGTTCAACGACACAAGACACAGCCACAATAAGCTCAAGTAGATTTAAGCTTATTATTTCTTCGACCCTTGGTAGTTCATTCGGTAATAGCGATGGTTTGCCAGGCGTTAGAATTTATAGCGCGTCGATGAATCCAAGTGATTCCGATTATTTCGGTAAGCTTCTAAATTCAGATCCAGATAAGTTTGAAAGTGAACAACACTTACTTTACGCTGATTTCCCGGTAGACGCAGAACTTGCATCAGCATCGACAGTTGCTGTACTATCTGGTTCGTCGGCCACTGATTCATCTTCTGGTGAGTCAAGTACAACGTTTAGAGACTTGTTTGGTATGATGGATACGCGATATCGCGCTCCTTCATCGACTTGGTTTATTTCGCAGCCTTTCGGCAAGACAGAATACGATCTTTTCAAATTTGAGTCGATCGATGATGGTGCATACGCGAATAACCTTTATAAAATCTCTATCTCTAATATAAAAGCGAGCATAGATGAATCTAGACCATATGGTACATTCACTGTATTAATCAGATCATGGGATGATTCAGATACAAATCAGAATATCCTTGAACAATTTCCAAATTGTACGCTTGATCCAACCGCAGACAATTATGTTGCAAAAGTTATAGGCGATCGCAAAATTTCGTTCAATTTTGATGCCGAGTCTGGCGACGAGCGCAGATTTGTTCTTTCTGGTCGTTATGAAAATAACTCAAAGCTTGTTAGAATCATCGTAAGTGATGCTGTGCAGAACGGTCTCGTCCCGGTCAAGTCATTACCATTCGGTTTCAGAGGAATTGAAGTTCTAAAGACGAATGATACATTGACCGATGGTATTGCTACGTCGTATAGACTTGGTGGTGTTGGAGTCAATGGACTTTCTGGTTCTGTTCTTCCGCCAGTTCCATTTAGATTCAAGATCACACGTGGTGAAGTTCAAACGTCAGGTTTCGTTGGTAACCCTGGTCCGCAAGAGCTGGTCAACGGCTCATATTTCTGGGGTGTCAAGTTTGAAAGAACAACAACACCACTCAATTCAAATATAACGAGCGAGAGAAATAAACTTCTTGATTCGTATACGAAGATGTTAGGTCTCAAGAAACTTGACGTCCTCGTTACGGGCTCTGGCGCCGATACATTCAACAACAACAAGTTCACTCTCGCTAAAGTTGCATTTTCAAATACGGCTTTGACAGACCTCACGGCTTCGTCAGAAACGCACATGAAAGAAGCTGCTTATATTAGAGATGCAGCGATCGATTCTACTGACTATACGATTAAAGATCCTGTTCTTTCTGGTCGTCGTCTAACATTTGCGACCCTCGCGGCGCAGACGTCATCTGTCGATTTCAATAGATTCACTGGCTATATGAAGTTCACAAACTTTATGTTCGGTGGCTTTGATGGTGTCAATATCCTTGATAGAAACGCTCGTCGAATGAACGATAAGGCAGCTTCGTTCGATTCAGGTGGTGGCGCCGAAGCTAACTACGTAGCTCCAGGTTTGAGATACAATCCAAACGGTTCTGGAAAATACAACAACACGGTTGCTTCATATGTTGCAGCGACAGAAATAATGACAAATCCGCTCGTTGTTTCTACAAACATTCTTGCAATCCCAGGCATAAAAGAACCATATATTACTGACTATGCTCTTGAGCGTAATAAGAAATATGGTATGTCTGTCTACGTCATGGATCCAGTTTCATATGATGATAGCACAAACAGATTGTATGATGATTCGACTTCAAAACCGGACGTTGAAAAGACAATCAACCAACTCGCTTCACGTGGTATTGATAACAGCTATGCTGCTACTTACTTCCCTGATGTAATAATCGAAGATGAAGTAAATACTCGCAGAGTTAAGGTTCCATCGTCTATTGCTGCGCTTAGTGCGTATGCTCTAAACGATAAACTTTCTTATCCGTGGTATGCTCCAGCAGGCTTCAATAGAGCAGCTCTTGATTTCGTCAAGAACACCGCTGTTAGACTCTCTGTCGATGACAGAGACAAGCTATACGATGCAAGAATTAATCCAATTATTACGTTACCACGTCAGGGTTTCGTTATCTTTGGTCAGAAGACACTACAGATTAAGAAATCGGCTCTAGACAGAGTCAATGTTCGTAGAATGTTGCTTGAAGTTAAGAGAGTCGTTATTTCTGTAGCTTCAAAACTAGTCTTTGAACAAAATACGCCAGATCTATGGAAGAAATTCACCGATGATGCTAACACGTACATCGGGCTAGTTCAGTCTCAGCAGGGTGTAGAGTCATTCAAGGTAATCATGGATGAAACAAACAACTCTGAAGAAGACAAGGCGCTCAATAAAGTAAACGGTCGTATCGTTGTTGTTCCGACTCGTTCTATAGAAAATGTTGCGATTGATTTCGTCATAACGAACTCCGGCGTTGCATTTTTGACGTGAAATAATAAAGAAATTTACTAATTAGGAATTGATCTAGGAGAAGAATAACATGGCTCAGGCAAAACTCGGTAGCGCGGGCGTCACAGCGAGAGAGATTGATCTCTCGGGACCTACGACTGTCGAACCATCTGGTGTACCTGCCGGTGTCATTGGAACAGCCCTCAAAGGACCAGCGTTCGTGCCGGTTACAGTTGGCGTTATCGATGATTTTTACGGGAGATTTGGTAAAACTGATGGCAAGAAATTTGGTCCTCTTGCCGCCGTAGAATGGTTAAGAGACGCAAGCTCTCTTACCTATCTTCGCGTTTTGGGTGCTGGCGACGGTAAACGTCGTCTCACTTTGACCTCTGCAGCTGGTTCTGTTAATACGGCAGGTTGGACAGTTGGTGAACAAGAGCCTGACACGTCTACGGGTCTTTTGGTCACAAATCCGTATGCAAACTCTGGTGGCCCGTTGGGAAGAACATATTTCCTCGGTTGTTTCATGTCAGAGTCTGCTGGTTCTGACGTATTCTCATCTGCTGGTTTGCAAGGTACCGGTAGCGTAACTCCAAACGTTATTAGCGCAGTGCCTATCATAAGAGGAATTTTAATGGCGCCTTCTGGCGTCATTGTCCGCCTTTCTTCTTCACTAGCACCGTCAACAGCTCCTGCATCTACGCTGGTTCCAACTGACGCGTCTGCTAAGGGTGGTATGTTGGGCGACGTAATTCTTACTGAGAACTCGATAAATAAGCAAGAATTCGTCATATTACTTAACGGTCACAAGGGAACTGATTCGAAATATCCAAACGTAATTACAGCGTCATTTGATATGACTGCTCCGAATTACTTTGCTAACGTCCTCAACAAAGATCCGTTGTCGATCCAGACGGCCGGCCATTATCTATATGTCAATTATGATGTCCATCCGTCAACAGCTGTTTTAACTGGCACTGTATTGGTCAGCGCCGGCGCAAGTCATCCAGCAGCTATTAGATCTGGTCTTGAAACGTCAGCATTCTTGCTTTCAAGCTCTGTTGCTAGAAATACCGGTACATCAACTGTACCAAACTTTGAGAACTTTAACGATAGATATCGCGCGGCTCGTTCTCCGTGGGTTATCTCACAGAAGTTCGGTGGAACTGCACACAACCTATTCAGAATCAATTCAATTGATGATGGTGAAGGTTCAGCGCAGAACTACAAGATCTCAATTGAGAATATTGCTCCAAGTACAGATCCAGCTAACCTATATGGTACGTTCGATCTATTAGTTAGAGATATTGATGATAGAGACACTGACCAGGTTGTTCTAGAAGCCTGGAGAGGTTTGTCTTTGGATCCAAGTTCTGATCGTTATATTGCTAAAGTTATTGGCGATCTTAATGTTTACTTTGATTGGGATCGTACAGAATCAAGTCAAAAACTTACTGTCGACGGCAATTATGCAAATAGATCAACGTTCATTAGAGTTGAAATGGACTCTACCGTTGATAATGGGTTGCTTGATCCAACTGCTTTGCCGATGGGTTTTCGTGGTATCGCACACTTAGTGACGTCAGGTTCTGATCCTATGTCACCGTCCGGTACCGTGTCTTTGACGACTGTCGACGCATATAAGCGTCTCGTTCAGCCACCTGTTCCAATGAGAACAGATATTTGCGTCGGTACAAACCAGAAGAGAAACGTAAATTCATCTCTATATTGGGGTGTTCGTTTCGAACATGTCACAAGTCTATCGACACCAAATGCGAGTGCGATGCAAAATTCGACAGTCGTAAATGGTCTCTCTAGATACCTACCAGATTTCATGACAGCGATTCAAAACACTGTCGTATCTGATAACGCTGGTGTTGCTGATACTGCTGCGAACGGCATCCTCGATGCAGATCGTTTCAATAGAAACTTGTTTACTCTTGAAAACGTTCAGGTCGTGACATCTTCGACAACATATGCTGATCCTACGAAGTGGGACCAAGCGGTATATGTTCGTCCAGGTGCGATTGTTACAAGCGATTCTGCTAAGACTCGCGCTCTAACAGTCTCTGACCTCACGATCGCAAATAGAAAGTATGCTAAGTTCACGTTCTTTATGCAGGGCGGTTTCGATGGTGTCAATATATTTGACGCTGAAGAGGCTAAACTTTCGAATACTGCTGTTGTGGCTGATATGAATGACTCAAATCGTGGTCTTAACCTCGGTCCAAACGTAGTCGCTTATTCGAAAGCTATAAACATAATGAAGTCGACGAC